TTCGTCAAAGCGAACGTCGTCGCCGCCGTCGCGGTCAGGTCCAACTGACCACGGCTCGGGAAAAGCGAGACCACCGCGTCCCGGATATCCTCGGGCGAGATAAGGCCGGTCGTGTTATCCGGGAGTTGCGCCAAGAGCGCGGCAAGGACCTTCGGGGTTTCAGCCATTAGTCATATCCCTCGTCAAAGCCAAGCGTAAATGCGCTCCCCGCCACGAGGAGATGCACCCCGTCCGCCACCGCGTCTGGATCGTTTGCGATAAACTCGGCATAGGCGGTCGGATCGACCTCCTCGAGCGTAATCTGTTTACAGCGCATCTGCCGCACTTCGTAGACGCCACGGACAAAATACAGTACCGTGCCGCCCTCCTCTTTAACGACACCAAACGGGTCGACGGCGACATCATCGGAGACGGTCGCGACCGCACTTGTGCGGCTATCGGTATGCGCCTCGGGAGCCCCGGCAACGGTAAAAGCGTTTGCCGTCGTATCGAGCCGCCCCCAATAGACGCCGAGCTTGGTATACAGGGGCCGCTGAAAGCCATAGGCCCCGTCGTTCGACCGGGAGTAGAACCCAAGCCGCTGATCGAGCAGACCCGGGGCGATATACATTAGACGGCGACCCCGAGCTTAAGCCCGCGGATAACCTTGAGGACACGGGCCGCGGTATCCCGAGAGACATCCCACGAAATCGTAGTTGCCGCGCTCGTCTCGCTACTCGCGTTCGGGGTCCGCTTCTGATAGAGATCCGCGGCAAGATCAAGGATCGCTTGCGAGATAACCGGCTCCCACGCCGTATAGAACTGCGACAGCGAGAGGCCGACGTTGGCGGTAACGGTGTACCGGGGGTTAGAAAAGCTGTAGGTGTCACCCGAGTAGATAATACCATTCTGCCCGTCAACCCAATACTCGGTCGATGGCACAGTAACGCCCTCGACATCGACGATGCTGGTCACGCTAATCGGGCGGCGGGGAAAGACAATCGAGGTCACGGGGCGATCCGCGAGGGTCTCGCACCGGTCGATGTACGTCTGCGAGACTGCCGTAATAGGACAGTCGATCCACAACTCTAACTGCCCCTGCGCCCGGGCCAGCAGGGCTGTGAGGAGCGTGTTCTCCGCGTTGGACTCGATGCGGAGGTAACTCTTGAGGTCTGTAACGGTTGGGAGAGCCACGCGAACCTCAGGACAGTCGGAGAGAGGAACAGTCTACAATGCTAACCGGCAGAGCCGCGGGGGAGGATCCCCCCACGGCCCTACCGTGCCACGGCTTACGCCGCGGGCTCGTCAAGCACAACGAACGGCGAGTGCGGCATCACCTTGTTGCCAGACCCGTCGACCTTGTACGCGAACGTGCTGGTCGGGAGCGGAATGCCACCGGCGCGAGCGACGAAGCGGTAGGTCGTGATGTCGTCCGTGAACTTGTAGTGAATCGAGGACTCGACGGTAAGGGCCTGACGCAGACCCATCGCGTAGAAATCCGGGTTCACCAACGCGATGTCGGCCTCGGTCCCGAGGGTCGGGAGCAAGTCCGTAACGATCACCGGAAGCCCGAGGAGGGTCGCCGGAGCGCCATCGCGGAGGTTCGGGAGGAACGTCACCATCGTGTTGTTGGTCGTCTGCAGGGCGTAGAGCGCGGGGAGCGAGTACCGCGAGATCATCCACACCGAGCGGGGGCCGACCGTGTGTTGCTTATACATCGAGAACATATCCGCCGCCGAGAAGGTGTTTGCCGAAGCGCGGGCAACCTTGATTAGCGCGGTGTTGTTGGTGTTAAAGGCACCGAGCGGCTGGCTCGAGCCGGTGCCGTCGATGGTGATGTCTTCGTTGATCTTGTTAATCGCCTGTCCACCGACCGCCGAGGTGACCTCGGACGGAAGCTCGCCGGTAAAATCGTCACCGAGAAGCTCGTCGCCGAACTCCGTGATCGCGGCATACTTATACATCGTAAGCACGCGCTGACCGAACGACGGCTCGCGGGCGGGCTTGGCGGAGCCTTCGCCGACGATGGTCACGTTCGCGATCTTACCAGCCATCGGGCGGTTAAGGGTGGACGTACCCTCGTCCTGCAGAAGATACGGAATCCTAAGTGAGCGTCCGGGGACATTGTATCTCCGGGCGATCTGAAACATCCCGGCCTGCGTGTTCGCGGTCGAGAAGATCTCCGGCACCTGCGTGAGCGGAAGGAGGTACTCGCCACCGTTGGTCGAGCCGGTGATAGTGCGGGTCATCAGGTCGACACGCTTAAGGCACTCGGCCTCGGTCGCGTTCGCGGGGCCCTTGGCAACGGCGCGGAGGTAGGCACCGATATTACGGAAGCCGCGCTTCAACTCGCGACGCACCTCATCCTGAGCGCCCTGCATCCCGGAGAACTCCGGGCCGTGCGCGTCAACGCGGACGAGGCCCTCGTCGCCGCCCTGACGGGCGATCTCAGCATCGGCGGTAAACTCAGCCGCCGCCGCCGCCCGCATCTCGATGGCGCGGATATCAGCGGTGCGCTTCTCGACTTCCTCGGGGGTAAACGAGGCGGTCGTGTCCATCAGCTCGCCACGGAGCTTGTTGGCCTGCTCGCGAAGCTCGTTCGCGGCACGGTTCTTGGAAACCAGCGTGTTCTTCATTGTCCGATCCTAGTGGGTAGTGTACGTCGAGCGAACAGCCGAGGCTCGCTCGGCAAGGGAAGCATACCGAACCGTTGCCTCGGTCGAGGAGGGCGTCTCAATCACGACAGGCGTGACCGGGGAGGCCGTCTCGGTGCGGGTTGGCGGAAGGTAGCGGGACAGCACCGCGTGGCGTTGACTCTCGGATAGCGCATCTAGAGTAACGCGAGCGGCAAGGGTAAGGAGGTCGTCATCCGTGCGCTCGGAGACTACTTCCTCAACTTCGTTGCGGGCAGAGGCGATCTCTGCGCCGGGGACCGCGGGCATCGGGGTAATAGATACTTCCCGCAGTTCGATTTCTGTAAAGCGTTCGACGGTTTTATTGTCAACCGTCACCATCTCGGAGGCGCGGGGGACAAAGCCGATCGAGAAGCCCGTCGATGCGCCAGAGGCAAGGACCGCCTTGACATACTCGAGAGCCGATCGGCCCTCGGCGGTGTCAAAGATGTCAGCGGTCATAATCAGCGCGTCACCGGCGTCCTCCATCTTGGTTACGACGCCAACGTGCGCCTTTGAGGTCCGTTCGTGATCCATCAGAAGCGGGACCTTGCGGGCGGCAACGCGCCCGTCGACCGATCGCTTGGCGCACTTTCGGGCGAACATCGTCCCGTAGGAGTCGACGACCTCGTATGTCAGGGCGCCCCCAGAGACACGGCCCGCAATCCCTGCGGGCAGTTCGGCCTCGGCGCGGATCTCGAGGGCCGCGTCGGTAAGGTGCCAGACGGTCGTGCGGGGGGTCTTAGCCATCGTTACTCCTTTGGCGCGATGTCAGGCTTGTCAGCGGTAGCCGGAGCGATTTTTCTGGCAAGGACGGTTGCGGCCTCAGCTACCTGTAGCCCGCCGGTCTTAACGGCAAGGTCAATAAGTTGCATAAGGGCGGCGGCTTCTTCCTTCGACAGTTCAATCGCGGTCATCGGTTCCTCTGAGAGTGGTAGGGACGGCATTATGCCGGTTCATCGCTGTAGGCCAACACGCACCGACAGTTAATAACTTCGTCTGCATCGCCATCCGGGTCAAGCGGATACATAAGGCCGTTCGACTCGAATGGCTGATCGATTGGGATGCTTCCTTCGCCCATACAAGCCGTGTGTGTATCGCGGGTCTCCTTGTCAGAGAATGCGAGCCACTCCTTCGACCGATAGACATCGCCCATCTCTTGCGCCTGATCCCACGACCCCTGAGATAGCGCCCCGGCGGACTCGGTTCGGGCAATCATTGTAGCGCGAACGTCCATCCGTTCCTCACCATAGACGGCCCGGGCGACGAGCCGGGATGCCTCGGTAATGGTGAGACCAGCCCGCTCGGAGGCGACAAGGACGGAGACCACCTCATCAGCCGTCGTGCCCCCGACCCGCTCGGCAAGCTTTTGGGCGCGGCGGCGGATCGCGTTTTCAACGCTTGCAACCGACCGCTTGGTAAGGCCAGACTCGACGGTGTCCGCGGCAAGCTCGGCCCCGACCCCGGCGACCTCGGTAGCCCCAAAGCCGTAGCTCTTGGCAATATGCGGGGTAAATGACTCGTTCCAGTTCTCGTCGAAATCGCCGTTTATCGAGTACGCCTGACGCACCCGCTGGCGAGCTTCGGCATAGTCGGAGGCGTTCGCGATGCTCTTGCTTACCTTTGGGCGCTCGGCGCGGAACAGAGCCTCGGCAGTCGCCTTGTAGGTCTGCTCGGTGCGGTCAAGCTCTTGCATCGCCCGCTCGTAGATCCCGCGCTTGCGGGCCATCTTCGGGTCGATCGGGGCGTCGTTCCGGTCCTTAAGCTTTTCCTTTTCCTTGCGGATAACAGCCCGCATATGATCGAGCCCGCGGTCGCCGACGGCGAGCCACTTAATCTGCGCCACGACCCCGGCGGTCTGAAAGTCGCCCCGGTGCCGAGCGACCCACGCCTCCCGCAACCGGATGGCGTTCTCCTCCGCCTCTCCGTCGGGCACCCCGCCGCGCTTCGCGATCGGCGCGAGCTTACGGAACTGCTCGTTGCCCTTAATGTTCCCGCCCTTTGACCAGATCTCGGGATAGTTCTCCTTAAGATCCTCGGCCTCGTTGACGGGGAACAGGGCGTATTGCGAGTTGCGCAGGGATACCTTCTGGTCGTCCCCCTGCTCCGGGAAATCTGTCTTGGGCTCGGCGCGGGCTTCCTCCTCGTCGTCCTCGTCGTCCTCGTCGTCCTCAACGTCGATCTCGACGCCCGCATCCTCGGCAACCATTTCGGCATCGGCGATCTTCTGCTCCTCGGCATTCTCGTCACCGCCAATCATCGGCGTTTCGTTGTCCGTAGCCGGGGCCGCGTCCATTACCTCGGACGGGTCGATAACGGCGAGGGCGG